CTCAGGCGACTCTGTGGCCGAGTCCTCGATGTTCTCCAGCGGCAGGCGGTAGCACTCCAGCGCAAGCGTGCCGTCTGTGTTTGGCAGGCATCCAAGCCTAATCTTGGTGTCGTCGATGATCGCCTGACGAGGCTCTTCTTCGCGGGTTCGCCAATCCGAATAGCATCTGTCGAGTTCAACCCGGTCTGTCAAATACAGCACAAAAGTGGTGCTGGAGCCGGTTGGAGTGAATGTGGCGCGAGTGACCTCAATGACGCTGGCGTGAAGCGGATAAGACGCTGTGCGCGCCGTCACCGCAATGCTGCACACTGCTGGCGTGCTGTCATCGTGAATCAACCGGGCGCGAATGCACGCCTCTTGCTCGGCCTCATTGAGCCATGCCGTAATGTCGGCATCAGACGACAGATAAGGCGTTTGCAGGTCGAACGTATCCGATCTGAATTGCGCAATTAGTTCCAATCGATCCATCACATCGCCCCAAATTGGTCAATGAACTGCACAACCTTGATGCGCATGTTTTCGACACTGAGCGTTTTTGGAAGTGATTGGCCGTACTTGATGCTGGCGTAATCCTTGAGAGCGTCCTTGTCCATCCGGTTGATTTGGTCAACCAAGTCCTGACGGTTGCTCAAATCCACATCTTCCAACGCCTTCTTTTTGGCAGCGGCTTCGAGTTGGGCTTGTGTGCTGTCGCTATCGGTGTCTTCCAATGTGGCGTTGTCGTCACCTTTGGAAAACACGTCAGCATGGCGCAACAGCCGCGCAGCCAATTCAGGAGGCACAACACGCGTCTGGCCTGGATCGAATGTCAGGCCAGAGCCGTAGTTGCGCTCAACAAATGGCGATTCACGGCCAAAATACTTGACGGCAATGCCGTTTTTGCCGGTCATAGACGCTCGCCGCGGACACAGAAATCGACGCGGCTTGCCTTGACGTTGGCCGCACCAGCAAGGGTTAGAACCAGATTGGCCTCTTTCTCCAGCACGACAGGGGCCTTGCTTGAGGTTGTCCGAACCCGGCCAGCAGCATTCAAAACCAGACCGGTGCCGAAGTAGGCTGCATCCTGCGGAACGGTTGCGCTGTCCACGCCATCGGCGTACAAAAATCCCAACGACCCTGTAACCGCCGCCGTCATGGCAGTGGAGACAATGAGTTGCGCGTCTTCGAGCAGCATCCCAGCGGGGAGAGATGCCAGTGTTACAACGTCACCGATTCCGAGAGCGGATGTGCTACTGGAGTTCAACGCAGCGCCGGTAGCGTTGGTGGCCAGGGTTGCTCGGTATGTGGTCACATTGCCTTCTGAATTCACGCCGCCGAACCGGTTAAGCCCGATACCTTTGAGTCTTACGTTTGCCATGATGTGGCTCCTAAAAAATGATGAGCGAAAGATGCCGGGGTGAGATTTGCATCACCCCGGATACTGGTTTGTTAGCCGCGAGGCTTGATGATCGGCACGGCGGTATCGAGCACAGTTACCCCGTGGTCGGTGAACTGGGTCTCGTCGCCACGATCCACGGCAAAGCGAATCTTGCTCATGCCCAGGACGGCACCGATCAGCAGCTCCATCTTGTCGCCGTGGTCGCCTTTTTCCTCAGACCAGAAAAACGGCATGCCACTGTGTTCCGAGGCCGCGAATGCTTGCGCCAAAGCTTGCCCACCGAGAAGAATGGCGCGGTCAATAGCGAACGTCGTGCCGAATGCGGCAGGCACAAGGCAAGTGCTCTCGACTTCGGTGTCGTAGGCCGCGCAGTAGCGGATCGTGTCGCCAGCGTAAAACCGGATTGGCTTGGGCATCTTGACAAGCAAAATGCCATTCCACAGGCCAGCATCACCCATGAACAGCGGGTTTTGCTTGGCTTGCTGTGCGCGAGCCATCGCTGATGCCTGCATTGACCTGAAAGATGAATCGGTAGCGAATCCGCTGTACTGCGCAGGCGATAGGAGCATCACCCGGATGGGGGAGTCGGTTGCAGCCTGGTCTTCGTCAAACTGCACCGGAGGCGGCGGCAGCTCGATCTGGTCCATGAAGGTTCGTACAGCATCGACCGTGGACATCTTCAGCAAATCCGTGGTGGCCATGTCAATATCACCAGCATTCAGGGCGATTTGCTGGATTGACCCAGCCTTTGCCATGTAGTGCCGGTTCTTGGTTGGTGCCTTGACACGGTTTACCATGATCTTGGCGAAGTCTGGGTTTGACTCAACCGGGACTCTCCACTCGATGTTGTCGTGAAAACCGCGAGCACCTGCCATATGCACCAAAATTGCCTGGTCGATGTAGTCGTTCATCTTTTGCTGTGCCAGCGGGCGACCAATTCGGCGCAAATCCACAGGAGAGCGAATCTGACTCATCACATCGCCCATGTCGATTGGGAATCGAGCCTGGTTGACGCGCAGTTTGTCTTCAGTGACTTTTACGCCGACCCCCTTGCCTTCGGCGATGTCGCTCCCCATGATCGGGTAGCCGCCAGACGGGTTGATCAGGTTGAAGCGGACTTCATCACCCTTGCCTTTGCCCAGGTCTTGCGCCTGAACGATAGGCATACTGGTGCTGGACTGCTTCTTGATCGTGCCAATAGCGCCCTCGATCTTCGGCATTTTTCCGGTCAACCGGTTCATCGTGCTGTTGCGTTGTTGGCATTGTGCGAACACGCCAACGGCTTGCTGGACCATGGCTTGCGGATCGCCATAAGGCATTCCTGTTTTTGCTTGCGTCATTTTTGTTTCCTGCTATGGGATAAAGCCGCGCCATCCCGGCGCTGCTGTGTGGACTACTAGATGCGGTTGAGGTACGTCTCTATTTGTTTCGGGGTCATGTTTTGCATGGCCTCTCCCAGTTGAGTCGCAGACATCGAATCCAGAGCATCAAATTTGTTGCCCGGACCCGATGTCCCGCCCGGAAAATCCGTGAGACTTGTTGGAACGAAAGTTTTTGCTTTTTCAATTGCTGCTTGCGCGGCTGCTGCTGCACTTGGTTTCACAGGCGCAGCAAGGAGTTTTCCAGTCGCCTCCTTGTAGGTGGTGAGTGCTTCAATCACCTGGTCGGCTGTACCATGGTCAATGACGGCTTTGAAGCCATCACGGACAAAGGACGGTTGCTTGCTGATCCATGCTTCAAGTTCTGCGCTTTGGGCGATGGAATCAACATCCGGGTGAGCAGCTTCAATCTTGGCGAAATGCGCTTCGACGGCAGTCTGTGCGTGCTGTACCTTCAAAGGGGCTAATTCCTTATCCAGTTCAGCACGCAGTTCTTGACGGATCGCATCGCGTTCTGCTGCGACCAGCTTCTTCACGCCGTTCTTGATGCCTTCCTCGGAGTAGTCACCGAACGGGTTTTCATCCTCGACTTTCGGCGTTTCCGCTGGCACTTGCTCTGCTGGTGCGGCCTTTTGAGCCGCTTCCAGCTTCTCCTGTGCATCGAGAGCGGCCTGTTTCCAGTGCTTTTCAGCTTCCCTGGCTTCTGCCAGTTTTTCGAACGGGATGGTGTGAACACCATCTTTCGCCAAAATCACCGGCTCGTGCTCGGATTCAACCGCTTTACCTGCAACTTCTGCCACCGCCGGTGCTGCTGCTTGACCAGTGATGGCTACGGGCTGGCCATCCGTTTCCAGCCGCATAGTGCTGGTATCGCCCTCGGGCAACTCCATGAGTTGTGCCGCCTGCTCAGGTGTCAAAGCACCGTCAATCACATTGTTTTGAAAAAACTCAACTTGGGTCGTCATTTGCCTTATCCCTGTCACTTATCGCAGTGACCGCAGAAGGGGTTGCCATTACTGAGTGACAGGGCCGAAGCCCCACACTCTCCATTTCACGGAAGCCCACGCTTCACAGCGTTGGCTTTGCTTGGCCCATCACGGGTTAGCGGTAGTGACTATGCAATGAACTGTTTGGCGATGCAAACCTTAGCCGCGAAGCAGAAATTCTCAGGCGTAAAAAAGCCCCTTCGAGAGGGGCTTTGTGTGGCGACTGATGTAATCAAGATTTAGGGGTGTGGTGTACACAGCCAAATCGTTCTCCGACCCAAAACCCGCCGTCTTCGTTGTAGTCGTACACCATCATGTCGGCCTTCTTTTCGTCGGTCTGATAACAATCCTCGGATAGCTTTTCGCTTTGGCAATGGCCGGTCGAGTCACGGTGCTTGCACGTTCCGCAAAAACCACTAACAATTGCTACAGTTTTGTTCATCGGTATGTCGGTCATAGATTTCGCTCAAATTGGTTGATTTAATTGGGTTCTTTCGTTGGCTGAAAAATTCATCGTGTTTGACGCAGCGCGACGTTGACGTGTTGGTTGAGAAATCAAGGTACTGGCGTACAGGCGGCATTCCGCATATTTGGCATGGTGGCATGGGTGGATTCATGGCTTTCCTTTTGGGAGTTAGGATGGTAAATTGTCCGTAACTTGATCCGTCTCGATGCCCTGCATTGGAGAGTCGGCCTGCTGGGGTACGGGCGGGAATGTCGGGCTGGTGTTTTGCTGCACGCCTGGCATTGCGCCGGGGGCTGCAGGAGCCGATGGCGGCGCAATGCCTTGCGGTTGTGGGTAGTTTGGATCGTCGCCCATTGGAGTCGGGGCCTTGTACCCAGCGCTCATCATCACGGCATCAGCAACGGGAGCTATTTGAGGCAGTTGTGCAACTTGTGCTGCTGCTTGCATTGCGGAAAATGCCGACTGAACGCCGGTCGCCACGGTTTCTGCCACGATCTTGGCAATCTCTGCTTGCAGC